TTGGAACGCCGCGCTTTTCCAGCGTGACGGCGAAGCCAAAGCGCCCGATCAGCCTTGTGGCCGTCGCCCCCATGCGGTCATAAAACGCGGTCACGCCCGCACCAGAGTTGCCGTGCCCCGCCGGATGCTGAGAAGCCCGGACAGGATGTCGTCAATCACGGTCACAATGGGCCGGGACGCGCCAACTCCACCGCCACCGCGATACGTCACCGAAATAGGCCCGACACTTTCCGACTTTACAATTCCTGCATCCGTCACGTCCGGCGAAAGCCCGCCCGGCAATGCCAGTTCGCGCAAAGCCGCTTCACAGGTTGCGCGCAAGACCTCCGGCGGAATTGTCAGATAGTCCACCGCATAACCGCCGATGTCCGCAACATCTGACCGGGGCCAGTCCAGCGCCTGCACCCGGCCATTCACTCGGTAGCCCGGCCAGTTGCTGCGGTAGGTGCCGTCCAGCCATGTCGTGGCGCGACGCAAAGCCGTCTCACGGTTTGCATCGGTTGCCAAGGCCCACGCCGCGTTTCCCTTGTCCGCGTGATAGGCCAAGGCATAGGCGAGGCTGGCATAGCTGTCCGCATTCGCCCCGCCGATGGTGGTGTCCAATGGCATCAGACAAACGCCTTGAAGTTTACCCTATCCCCGACAAACATGGGTATCGGCATGGTTGCGAGAGGCTCCAGCGCATAACCCGCCGTTGTCAGTGCAGTCTGAGCAGTTGCCGCCGCGTCCGGGGTGATCCCGTGCGCCGCGACAACGGCGACTGCTTCGGTACTGCACACCAAAACGATTTCGCCCGCAAGAGCCGCCGCTACAGTGGTCCCCGGAACCGTAATGGTTTCAGAAATCCGGCATCGGCCAAAGCCGAGCATGGAAACCGAGCCGACAAAGCCCGGCTGCATGAATGAAACCTTGACTGGCATTGTGACCTCCAAATTGATCCTTGGTGATGGGGCCAGCGAACTGGCCCCACTCGAAAGATCAGGCGCTGATCAACAGGCCAAGATGCCGCGGCTGAACTACCGCCACGCCCCAGGCCGCGTTGACCTCATAGCGGATTTGGCGCTTGCCGCGATAGATGGCAAACTCGAAGGTCAGGCCGCTGAACGGATCGACCATCGACATTACGTCTTCCGCCATGTCGCCGCCTTCCGGCATTGCCGGGGCGCGCATCAGAAGCTGGATTGCGCCACGGTGGAAGAACATGCTGCGCGTGGTCGCGGCGACGGATGTAATCGCGCGGGTGGCAACACCCTGCGCAACCCGAAGGCCGGGCTGTTGCAGCACAAGCGTCTGAGACGCCGCCGTGATGCCTGTCCGCACGACGTACTGGTTCGGATCGTTGGCGAAGGTGATGATGTCGCCTGCGATGATCGCGCCGGAGCCAGTGATGACAGGGATGTCAACCTGGCCGACAGTGAAGGCCGCCGACGACGAGGTGTAGGACGTGCCTGCGCCGATAGCGACTGCGGTGCGAACCTGCGCCGACTCGCCAAGCGCAAAGCCCTGCACCCGACCGATATTGCCTTCGCGCAGCAATTCGTCGGTCCCGGCTTCATTCACGCGGAACAGACCAGCCTGCACGCCGCGAATGCGTTCCACGTTGGTCGCGCCCAGCACCATGCGCAACTCACCAGACGGTGCGCCGTTTTCGGACATCATCCGGCGGGCGGCGGCAAAGTCGGCGAGGTTGCCAGCCGTGCCAAACGGGGTGCCCGCCGCCGTGCCGATGGCCCGCGATGCGCCGACAAACAGGTTGGCAAGGTCCAACTCGATTTCGTTGGTCAGCGTCCGCATCGCCTGCGCGATGCGGTCCCGGTTGACGGTCGCCAGAGTGCCCGCAGTATTCAGGCCCATCGTTTCTTCGCCGGTGACGCCGAACGGAACCGAACGCGACTTGGAAATGCTGATCGAGACGTTGCCGATGGTCTGCGCGGGGGTATCGGCCGCGACGTTGCTTGCGACAAGATCTTCAGCGGCCATTGCGCCGACAACCGGCGACAGGACGGACTGGCCAAGCGCGGCTCGGGATGCGTTGCTGTCCATCGCGACGGCTCGGACAAAGCCCGCCTGTTCGCGGGATACCGTGTCCATCGCGGCGTAGATCGTGGGGATCAGGTTGGTGAGGGTAAGAGCGCCCATGGCGGTCTCCTTTTGAGGTTGGGGGATTTAGGCGCGGAAAGCGCGGCCTTGCGGGCTATCCGGCCCAGTCGCCGCAACCCCGTCCGGGGCGCGGTAGTTCAATCGGTCAGTGTGACCCTGTTTTCCCCGGTGACGGCCTTCATGGCCGCAACGGGATCGGTTCTTTGCATCGCCTCATGGGCGGCGCGGGTCATGGTCTTTGCGCCAGTGCCGCCGCCGTTGTTACGCGCGCCGGACCCGCCGTTCGCGTTGCCCTTCAGGATCGTGTCGCGCTGGGGATGGGCCCCGACCAGTATTTCGATGGCCTCCTCGAACCCGGCCAGCTCGCCCGGTTTGGCGTTACTGTAAATCCGGTTTCCGGTGGCGTCATAGGCGGCTGTCTGGCCGTCCTCGACCTTGAAGTGGTGGCCAAACCGCGATTGCAGAAAGTCGGCGGGGATGGCGGACTTGTCGGCGATAAACTTGGACCTGGCAAACGCGCCGCCGATCTTTTCGCCGTATAGCGCCGCCTCGGTTGCTGCCGCCCTCGTTTCGGCTGCGGTCAGCTTGTCCTGCCACCCCTTGTCACGAGCCGCATTCGCCTTGTCCACATCGCCAGAGTCGATCAGCTTTTTCTCGTCTAGGTTCTGAACCGTGGCCAGCGCCTTGCGCGCGGCGTCGGCATCGGGGATTCCGTCGAAAGACTTGACCGCCCTTTCGGCGGCCTCGGCCCGCTCGCGATTGGCCTTTGCCTCGCCATTAAGCCGCGAAATCGTCGCCACAGTTCCGGCAACGTCAATGGCGGTTTCGCGGCCATCATCCGAAACGTAAACAGGCTTTCCGTCTTGCAGAACCGCGTGGCCTGCATCGTCCATCTTGAGTTTCATTGTCGTTCCCTTTGGGCATCCGCCCGCTATGGCGCATCCGCGCCGGTATTGCCCGCCCCTATCTGGGGGCTAGGCTGCCAGTGTCGGGCAACGTGTCATCATCCAGAAACCCGTCATTCATTGCGGCAAGGGTTTCCGCGTCCGGGTCCAGATCATCGCTCAGGATTTGGCGTCGCTGCATTTCCCGAATGACGGTTGCATTACTGATAACGCCAGCGGTCCGCATGGCGATGATGGTGTTCGCGTCTGCCGAACTCAGTCCGGTGTTGAAGTCTTTGTTGATCTCGACCGATCCGCCGGTTTCAAGGTTGGCATAATCGGCCATGAACTGAAGCGCGTTTTCCAGCGCATCCTCTAGCCCCTGTGCCATAACTGACAGCGGCGCATTCATCTTAGCTTGGTCAATAACCGCGCCGGTCGCTGATTGCCCGCCGGGCTTTGGGGTCAGCAACTCCAGGCCCAGAACCTGCATTTGAAACTCAAGGTCTTTCATGTCGTCGCGCCCTGATCCAATTGCCCCGCCCGAGTGCTCTACATAGGTCAGGCTGGCCGTTGGGTCGCTCACCCTTATCAGCCGCGCCGCGCCAATCTCGATAGGTGCGCCGTCTTCCGGAAACCCGGTGCCAAACAGGATCGGAACCCGCGCGACGTGAAGGATGTTGCGCTGGTCGCTTTGGCTCTGCCAGTGGGCAAGGTTCACTTCGGCTAAGTCTGACAGCGGCGGCATTCCGCTAAAGAAGCCCGTGCGGTTAGTGTAGACCGCCACGACGGCGATTTCGGAAAGGCTGGTCATGCCTTCCTCGTAAATCACCCACTCGGCGCTGATCGTCTTGGCTTGCCGCCAGAGTTGAAACGCAACACTGCCGCCGGTCTTGGTAAAGACCCGCACTTGCTTGACTGCCCGATCTGCAAATTCACCATCCGGCTCGGCTGCTTCTTCCATGAACCGGAATTGCGTTAGCGTCTGCACCCCGTTGATGGCTTCCGAACGCCAGCCCAGAACCTGTATCGCCTTGATATGCACCAGCCACGGACGGCGGCCCATGGTTATTTCATCGCGCCGCGTTACTGCCCCGTCAATAGGCGCGTCCATATCGCACAAGATGTAGGACACCCCGTCGAAAGCGTCGGTGAATACATCGCGCGCAAAGCTGTTGATGTCCCGCCCGGCAAGGTCGATGTTCAACTGCCAGCCGGTTGCGGGGTCAGCTATTTCCGCCGGAGTATCGTCGCCAAACGTGATCGGCTTGCCTAGAACCTTGCCAACCATATCCCTAACGGTCTTCGCGTATCCGTTGAACAGGAACGAACGCTTGAGGCGAATGTCATAGGCTTTGTTACTCTCGGCCATTTCCTGCGGCAGATAGGCGATACCCTTTGCCCGCATGGACAACGTACCGCCGGACAGGGCACGCGGCAGATCGCGGGCCGTTTCCGCTGTTGCGACGGTATCAGTGGCGGTTGCGACAGTCACAGAAACAATTCCTGCGAACTGCCAGTGCGCATTTTCCCCGATAGCAATTCAGTCAGCGCCCAAACAAGCGCGTCAACGCGGTCGGGCGAACCTTCGCCCATGTAGCCGGTTAGCGTAAATTGCATCATCTGATCCTCCAGCGCGTCTAGCCCTCGGGCATGAGTGACGCGGCCTTGTTCGTATAGCGCCGCGATAGGTTCGGCCCTGACAGCCTTGCCCCTACTGGCAGTCACCATCTTGACCTTGGCATTCCTGTCTGCGGTGCGGATCACGCTTTCGACCATCGCGCCGCCATAGTTCTTTTCCGCCACGATGCAGTCGGCTTGGTGATAGGCATAGCGTTCCGTTGCCCGCCTGCCCCATCCCGCCGGACCCATGTTGCAGGTCGCATCTTCGATAACGTAAAACCGCCCGTCCACGCCCTTGCCCGCAATGACGATCCCGATGTCGTCGCCGTCGCCTTGGCCACTTGCGCCGCTAGGGTCCACACCCACCACGAT